TAACTTTATTGGTTCTAAAATTGGTACACAATATTATGAATTTAATACAAGTTCTAGAAGATTGATTCTAAAAGAAGATTTTTCAAACAAATCAAGATATATTCGTGTCGAACTAGATCCAGCAGTTGCTGCAGGCACAGCAAATGAAGAATGTGTACCTTTCGGCGTATATGGCCCAACAACATATAGAGATTTTAGAATTGACTATGATGGTGGAGACCATGTTATCAAAGCAGTTATAACATCATCTGCAAGTCCTTCTGAAGTAACAGTTGATACAGCCACAGAAAGAGAAAGAATCTGGGTAACGGCTGGAAATCTTTCTAGTACTAGAGGTATTGAAAAGTTTGCTATAAATGCCACTAAAGCTGATATGCTTGATGTAAATGGTTCTGGCGCAGGCGACAACTTTACTGTCTTCTTCCCCGCCAATTCCAAGGGTGTAAGCACCAGTGCAAATACAATTACCGTAGCCTTTGTTAATCCAATTGCTCCCCCAACATCAGTAAATCATGTTATGATTTTAGATACTGGCGCCGGCGGCGCTGCCAATGCACAAAGACTAATCAGTGCGATAAATGGTCTCGATGATGATGCCTTGGTTAGATATGGCACAGATACAGGAAACGTCACTTCTGGTATCACTGGTATAACTGCCAGCTTGGGAACTGGTGCGACAAAAGTTTCAGTTTCGGCTGAATATGGCGGTACCGCTGCAAATGGTATTACCTTTACTAACGTAGTGTTTGGAGGAGCAGGTGGTGTACAAGGTTCTCCTGCGACTCTAGCTGGTGGTGATCAAGAATACGCATTTGTTACTTCATCTCACTTAGATCTAGAATACAAATTCTTATTCCCAAAGGTTCCACTAAGACAGGATACAGCGCAAGATGGCTTATCTTCACCAGCACAAGCTAACTTCGGTGTTTGGACTGGTGAAAGTACAACAAGTGTTGTCTTTAATAGAGAGATTATTGATCTTTTAAGACCAAAATGTTCTGATTTAACAGAAATACACGATCCATCTGCTACAGATGTTCTTGATTACCAATATATCTTTTCATTAGATGATGTTGAATATGATGCTGCCAACAAGAAATATGCTTATGACGAAGGTAGCAGAAGAGATGGTACTTCAATAACAGCAGTATCTGGTTCTTGGAGAGATTTAGTGAGTACGGGTATCTCAGCCTTTACAACCGTATTATTCGGTGGTACAGATGGTTGGGATATTACAGAAAAAGATCCACTAAGAAACACTTACCACGATGGTGCAACAGAAACAACCAACTATGCATTTAATACCGTTAAACAAGCTATTGATTCTGTTAAAGATCCAGAATTTGTTGAGTATAATCTAGTATCTATTCCCGGTATTACTAACGATCGTTTAACAAGACACCTTATTGATACCGTTGAAAGTAGAGCAGATGCATTAGCCGTGATTGACCTAGAGGGCGATTATGCTCCATTACATGAAGGAACATCCGCTACCTATGGCTCAGTTGCAACAGTCGTGAATAACCTAAAAGAAAGAGGCATTAATACAAGCTACGCCTGTGCTTACTACCCATATGTACAGGTTAGAGATACTTTAACAAGTGATCTAGTTTATATGCCACCATCTGTTCTAGCTGTAGGTGCAATGTCTTATACAGACAAAGTTAAGGCTCCATGGTTTGCTCCAGCAGGCTTTAATAGAGGTGGTCTATCAAGCGGTATAGCTGGTCTACCAGTGGTGGGTATCACAGACAAGTTAACTTCACAAGATCGCGATAATCTATATGACGCCAATGTCAATCCAATCGCCAGCTTCCCAAGTGAAGGTATTGTGATATTTGGTCAAAAGACCCTACAAGTTACAAGAAGCGCTTTAGACCGCATTAATGTAAGAAGATTATTACTGTACGTCAAGAAAGGCATTTCTAGAATCTCCAGTGAGCTTCTATTTGAGCCAAACGTTCAAGAGACATGGGATAGATTCATCTCTAGGGCAAATCCATTCCTAGCAGATGTTAAAGCTAGATTCGGTCTAACAGATTATAAATTAGTTCTAGATAAAACAACCACGACACCAGATCTAATCGATCAAAATATCTTATACGCCAAGGTGTTCTTAAAGCCAGCTAGAGCTATTGAATTCGTTGCTGTTGACTTCGTGATTACCAATACTGGAGCTTCATTCGAAGACTAAAAAAGGAGAGATTATTAAATGGCACAGGCTTCTACACTACCACCATGGCAATCATCAGGAATCGAACCTAAAAGAAAGTTTAAATTTATCCTTGTATTGGGAGATGTTCCAGCATGGGTTATTAAAACGGTTGGTAGGCCAGATCTTACCATCACAGAGGGCGGAAAACACAATTTCATGGGTCATGAATTTAAGTTTCCGGGCAGAGCAACATGGGATAATATTGAAGTTTCTCTAGTCGATCCTATTGACTTTGATGCCTCTAGAAGACTTCTAAACATTATCAGAGATGCTGGTTATTACGCTCCTTCAACTTGGACAGGTGACAACGGAAACTATAGAAAGTCACTCTCCAAGAGAAAGTTTGTACAGGGTAACTTAGGAACAATTCAAATCCAAGCTCTCAATGCAGACGGTGATGTAGTTGAAATTTGGACTCTAAACAACGCATGGATTAGCAAAGTAAGTCATGATGATTTTGACTATAACTCAGAAGAACTATTAAACATCTCACTAACCTTAGTTTACGATTGGGCTGATCTAGAAATAAAAGACCAATTTGTTACAATCGGTTAATAAAAAAAATAATCCAGCCTATTTATTTTAATGGCTAACTTATTTTCAAAATTTGGAAGAGCTGACGGGCCTCGGTCGCAAGAAGTAAACAAAGGCACTGTTACGCCCAATACTCTGGTTTCTTTTAATAGTAGTTTACAACAATCTTTTAGATTTCTTCTTACTATAAGAGGTGTTGATGTTGCTTTTATAACAAGTGTTTCAAGACCTTCTTATACGATTGCTACAGAAGACGCAAAGCTCTTAAATTGGTCTTTTTCATATCCAACTAACATTACTTGGGAACCAATTTCTTTTTCTATACGAGAAATATTTGAGGGCTATAGTCTACAGACAGTTTTAGGATTGTTCTATAAAAAGCTAACAGATTATTCTTGGAATACTCCAGATTTTAATGCAGCGAGTGTTAGCGTAGGTAACAGTGTTGGTCTGGGATATAACAAAGACTTATCAAAATTATCCTTAAAAGAATCTCTTGGAGATATTATGATCCAAACCCTAAATACAGATGGTGAAGCGGTGGAAACATGGAGGCTTCACGGAGCTTTTATTACATCTGTTAAACCATCTCAGCTAAGTTATGATCAAGATAGCTTAACTTCTGTGGATGTTACTGTAAAATACGATTATGCAACGCTTGAAGTTGCAAATAGTTCACAACAATATTAATAAATAAGAGGTAAAATGAACGGTTTAAATATTGACGAGAATGTGCTTAGAGCAATGTCTATGGCACAATCGACCAATCAATATAGTGTTCCTACTATGTTGGTTGATTTGCCTTCTAGGGGTCTTTTATACCCAGAAGGCCATCCCTTAAAAGATAAAGAGACAATAGAAATAAAATATATGACAACGAAAGAAGAAGACATTCTTTTAAATCAAAGCTATATCCAAAACGGAGTTGTCCTAGACAAGCTTGTTGAATCTGTCATCTTAGATAAAAGAATTAAAGTTGAGAGTATATTAAACTGTGATAAAAGCGCCGTACAAATAGCCTGTAGAATAAATGCTTACGGAGAGAACTATCAGTTTGAATATAATTGTGTTTCATGTGGCACAAAGAATGAATCATCTGTAAACCTATCTGAACTGAAACATTATGAAGTTGATTTTGATAAGATAAAAAATGAGGGCGGCATATTTATTACTCTTCCAATCACAAAAGTAGTAATAAAAGCTAAAGTTTTAAATGGCTATGATGATCTTGAGATTCAAAAAAGAGTTAAACAAAAACAAAAGCACAATTTACCAGAAGAGCTGCTAATTGAAAGATACAAACAAA